TGTAATAGAATGTAACACCGCTCACACTTGTTACAGAATGTGCGCTGCTGGATGTTGCTACTACAGGAGCAGCTACAATAGAGTTGCTGTCAACTGCTGCGTATACGCCGCCTGCTTTAGCACCGATTACGTATGCATCGAAGTAATAACGGCCTTCAAGAAGTACGCCGTCAATGCCGGGTGCATCGTTGAGAATACGTGCTGTTTTAATTTTAACAGGGGCAATAACTGCGTTTTTATGCGTGCAAATGAAGTTTGCAGCCATGTAAGAGTCAGGAACTTTAACGATTTTCATGTCTGCTGCATAGCCGACAACGCCCTGTGCAAGAGCTGCTTCACCGAGCTTATCAACACCGACAAATTCGGGAGAGAGTCGGAGTAAGTTGTAAACAGAAGATTTGACATAGCAAATTCTGTTGTCTGCCGGGACAAGAGCGTTATCAAGTGCTGCTGCGCCTTTAAAGAGCTCTTCTGTTACTGTGTTTTTTGCAAGGGATGCTACAGCAACACGTTTACCGGCAAGAGCATCAAACTTGGAAAGAGCCCACATATCCATGAGCGGAACTGCTTTTTCTTTGATCTGCATGTTAAGCATGCGTGCGCCTGCTTTTACGCCCATCTGATCCTGGTTGTTGCCTTTATCGACTGCAAGCGAAAAGCTCTTATCCTGTGTCAGCTCAAGAGCCTGTACGCTGTCCTGCATTTCTGTAGGCGTACCAAATCTGTTGGCAGATGCGTTTCTGTTGTAGTTAACAAGGTCTACTGTAATAGGTGTATAGATGTTTACTGTTTTTGCACCGGCAAATTCATAGCCGGTGAATACGTTGCCCTGTACGAAAGAGCTATGTGTGAATTTATCTGCTATCTGTTTTGAATATTTTTCTGCAAGGTTTACTGCCATTTTTTATATCTCCTTATTCTTTCATAAATTCGGTCAGGAAGTCATCTTCTTTGACCGTTCTTTTTCCGTCTTTTGCGGATCCTAATGATTTTTTATTTGCATTGTTCTGTTTGACTGCTTCTGCCTGCTGGCGAAGCTGTGATATTTCGTATCGCTGATACGCTTCAAGAAGCGATATTCCATGATTGTTAATGTCATCGAATACGCTATCGGGAATATCGTCCGGATTCACATTCGGATAAATGGCCATGAACTGTGCGGCCTCGTTATCCAACTGCGCCCGCTTTTCTTCTTCGGCATCATAGCTATCTTTGCTGCTCTGACCGCCGGAGATTTCAAGGTCCTTCAATGCTAAGGTCTCTGCTACATCTTCGTCATAGCCCTGTTTGACATAGTCTTCGGTCATCTTGCTTAATACAGATTCCATATATCCGACTTCTGCCTGCGTTATAAGGTCCTCGATACTGATGTTCTGTTTCTGAGCTAACGCTGTTAAACGCTCAGTCTGTGCCCTGGTCTGATCGTAGTCACTCTTCAGGCGGTCAAATGCCATGCCCTTCTGTGCATGTGCTTTGAGCTCTTCAAGAGTTAACTCTACGTCCTTATGGTCAACTCGGATTTTGTGCTTGGGCTCTTCGGCCTGTGGTGTAGCCTCTGCCTCTGCTTCTTCGTCTTCGCTGCCTTCGGTATCTTCGGTTTCTTCTTCGACTTCTTCAGTCTCGTCAAAAGCTTCCAAAAAGCCGTCCAGGTTGGTGTCTTCTGAAGTTTCGCCGCCGGTGGTATCCTGCACTTCGTTTACTTCGTTCTGATCTAATTCCATATTTACTTTTTCTCCTTTTTCCGCTTGGTACGCGGTTTTTAGAGCATAAAAAAACGCCCACAAAATGGACGTTTATTTTATTCCTCACTATCACAATATCAGATATATCGTGCTGCCATTCTCATAATGAGCGCATGCTAAAAATTCAAAAATGCGTTAACGTTGTCATCGTATGTAACAATGTCATAGTCTTTAGGTATCGGCGTTGATGCCTTAAGCGGCCTGCCGGATACAAAATATCTCAATGCATCGGGTGCATGAGTGATCTCATGTGGCTCTGTTGCCGTATCATTCGGATTCTTTTCGTTGTATTGCAGAGCCGGCAGCGTGCGGATAAGGTTTTCGCAGTTTTCAAATATTTTAAGCATAGGCTCCTTATCTCCGCTTTCGTTATCTGTCGGATTCAGCCATTCGTGCAAGTTGTACCAGCCCTGGATTCTATCGTTTGACACCTGGGTTAAGACAACGCCATGTTCAGCGAAGATATCTGCTGTGCTTTTGCCGGTGTCTCTGTTTCTATTCCATAAATCACCTGGTGCAAATACAGCCTCTGCGTGATTAACGTCAAAAAGCTCCCTGATCTTTTCTGCCGCTGCCGAAACAATGAGCTCCGGCTGATATATCTCTTTCACAACAAATGCCCTGCCGCTTACGTCAACTGCTATCTGATAAGCGGCAAGCATATCAAGTCCGTAGTCAAGCGCGATATACTGTTTCCAATGCGGAGGATAGACAAAGGGTTTAATAACATGCAGCTCGCGCTTGAACTGTGTAAAATACTGCCCCATGAATATATCCCAGTCACCGTCAAGGTACGCTTTGCGCCTCTGCGGATCTGCAATGTTTTCAAGTGCTCTTACGTAATCCGGGTCATTTTCCATGATGAATTTGTTATCGTATACTCTGCTTGGTATAAAAGCATAGTCTTCCGGTCTTTCGCTCTGTTGATAAATGCGGTCTATAAACAATCGCTTAACCCAGGCATGACCTATGCCACCAGGGTTAGCAGTAAGCAGCATCTTTGGCGGCATTTTGCCTTTGTACAAGCCGCTCGGACGGCAGCACTCGGTGAATGCTGTATATTGCAGCTCTGACAGCTGCGTTGCTTCGTCAAGACATATAAGGTCATAAGATTGCCCCTGATAACGCAAAACTGCTTTGTCTGAATCACAGTAGCCAAGCGTTATGCGTGATCCATTCCAAAAGACAAACTCCTTGTTTGAATCGTTGTACCTGACGAGCTTTGCCTTTATGAGCGGCCACAAAATTTTGCTTAAGTGGATAATATGATTTGCTCGCAGCTCCGGATATGTTCTGCGGACTATAAGAATCTGAATGCCTGCCTCTGATACCGCAAGGTCGGAACAGATGTCTCGCAATGCTGCGGATTTGCCGCCGCCACGCGCGCCGCCGTAAAGTATGCGTTTTGTTGAGCTGTTATAATAGGCATCGTAAAACTTGCGCTGCGGAGGATATAATGTCAATAAACCTAAATCAATCTGCTGACGTGCCACGTTTGATCACTATATCCTTTCCGGTGTTGTTGTCTTCAGCAGCAAGCTTGTTCTGATACTTCCAACGTTCAGGATCACGATTACCAAGCCAATACATAAATGCTGTAGGCGTTGGAGGAATAAACTCTTCCTGGTCTGCGTATTCGATAACTTCTTCTTCGCTGATAAGCTTGCCTGTTGTATTGTCATACTGCCGCCTACGGATTTTAAACGGTTTTTTAAGTGTGACTACTCTTCCTGTGGATGCAAGGAAGGCTGCGTTCTCGACCTCTTTATTTGCCAGGTCATTTGAGTTACGCAGCGCGTCCTTAAGCTCTCTATGCGTTTTGGTATAATTCCGGAAAGTCGAATATGCTACACCCAGGATTTTGGCTATAGCTTCTCCGCTGTAGCCGGCTCTTGCATAGGCTGATATTGCATCCAAATTCGGCGCAATGTGGGTTGCGTATTTATTTACTTTTGCTTTTTTATTTTTCTTCATAGGCTAAAACGCAAAAAGAAGCAGTGGAGTTGTTCCTGCTTCTTTTGCCTTGTTTAATGGTCGATAACTTTCAAGAGATCTCGTTCTCTCTGCAATCAGCATAGCATATCATTTGGGCTTGTCATTCTCATAATGAAAATCGTGGTCAATAAAGCTGAGCATCTTTTGCAGGGCTGAAAGATAGCCCCACAAATACAGAATGTGCCGCTCCCTGTTTTTCTTCTCCGGTGAGCCGGTTGCGAATAACGCCTCTGCCGTTCGCTGATTTTTCAGCTGCTTTTTGGTG